ACAACTTCTATCATACTACCTTACCTTTGTTCTCACCCTCTTTGATTACATACTTCTGTGTACCATTCTTACCATGTTCAACAGACTTTTTTAATTCTTTTACATAATTCATCTGTTTAGCCTCTTTGTTTATGTGGGCTATGTAATCCAAAACTTTTTTAGTTATACGTCCCGTTGCCATTGTATTTAATATCCCTGTTTGCATCTTTTAATTTTTCAATATCATTCAAAACCTTGTCCATTTGTTTTGTTAAAAACTCAATGTTTACCTTATTTAAAGCCATGTCGTCGATATGTTTTGTTATACGATCTAAAGTTTTATAAATATCCTCCAACATCATGTACTGCTCAGAATCTGCGGGCAGTGAACCCATCTGTCCACGTGGCCATTTTATTCTAAACTCTGTATTCTGTTCGACATCTTGTTCCATTATCTTGATCTTGGTGTCAGCAATGTTTAGACGTTCAACCATCTGAAAGTAACCCATGGTGCCGAGTGCCACGATGATTATCAACGAGGCTACCGTCTTCATTGGCATCTGCACAGCAGCGGATTCAGATATTGTTAATGGTTTTTTACTCATTTAATTTTGGTTTTGGTGGAGGGATTATATAATCTTTTGGATCAACTTGCAACGGCTGTGGGGGCCGTACAAAAAACGCTAGTAAACATAACAAAATTATAAGTATTGCTGTGAACCTGTAATCCATAACAACCCCCAATCATTAATCTTTTATTCCAAAAAACCAACTTTTAATTTTTTTCCAAAGTTTTTTAATCATTTTTTTTCTCCTCTATTTCATAGAAGAACTTGTCGGTATCTTCTGTCCGCCAGGCTCTACTATCTTCAACGTTCCACTCGGATGTCTGCACTTTCCAATCAGGTGTATTATCTTTCACTGTGAAAGAAGGTATGTCCCATATACATCTATTGTTTGGCTGTGCTGCAAAATTGCCATCGTCTAAAGCAATAATGTGAGCGCACTTATGTTCGTGCGGGATCTCCGAATGATCAGTGTCAAGTATGTTAGCCTCTGGGTGAGCAAAGTCAATAGTAAATAAGTATTTACCTGAGTGCCATTTCTTATCTTTTCCTATGTATTTACCGGCCTGTGATTCTAGAATGTCCCAAGAAGTGACAGCAGGATAATAAGAAAAACAATTCCAGAGCTGTAATTCATCAAGTCGTCTTGTGGGCACTCTGGATGGCTCAAATCCCTTCTGAATAAACGCGCTAATAGGTAGGCGATAAAATATTGCACCGTTTTCCATAATAGCGTGCCATAGTATGCTCCTTCCAGTAAGAGCCGATATGCCGAAGATAATACAGTCTTCAACTTCTCCATGATGTTTTTGTAGGTCATATAAATACTCTCTCCTTATCTGTGCATAAACTGGTGGTATGTTTGCATTTAAATAAGCCATAATTTATCCTCACTTTATTGTACCCCAATTTGGCCCAGATTCAAAGTCAACTTTGTTTTTGACCTCAAGAGGTATTGTTTGCTCCATTACATTTTTAATAAGCTCTGGTTCGTGGTCCGTGATTGAAAAACAAAGCTCATCGTGTATTTGTATGTGTGGTATTATACCTTTCTCATGTAGATCCACCATGGCCTTCTTTGTCATATCTGCGGCTGATCCCTGTATCAATCTATTCAAAGCCTTGTAAGTAAAAGCCGGTGTGTAGTATCTATCAAAGTAATCCATGTAGTTTGCATCTATCTTGTTCTCTTTGTATTTATCTAGCATCTCTGCCTTGAATGCTTCCATAGCCTGCTCTTTCGTATACAGAGGAACCTCGTTAAATCTGTTAGTCTCAGGATTCCATTCTTTATTTGTTGTTTCCCATCTGTCAAATCTGCAGAATCTATCGTGTAATGTAAATAATAATCTGTTCTCTTTTGCAAAGGCAATCAACTCCTGTGATAGCTGTCTAACAAAAGGCACCCTGCTATGATACTCATTAAATAATTCTTTTGCTTGCCGTTGGTCCAGACCCAACTCTCTCTGTAGTTTTATCTTACCCATGCCATAGAAAAGACCTAGGTTGATTGTTTTTGCTTGTTTCCTGGAGATGTTAGCCATGTCAGCAACTATCTGATGGAAATCAGCATCATCCCTATCAAACTCATCCTGCAGAGTCTCTGTGCCTGGCAGACCCAATTTGATCGCATAGTGCACCACAATACGTGGTTCCTGCTGTGAGTAGTCAAAGCTACCCCATTTACAACCGTCCTCTGGTATAAACAGCTCTCTCATCTTACCACCGATATAACCTTTGGCCGGTATTTGTTGTAGGTTGGGATTAGACATACTGAATCTACCGGTGACTGTGCCACCTGTATCTGATCTAATCTGATTTATATCTGCATGTATTCTACCCTCGTGCACATATTCTAATAGTCCATCTATAAAAGTATTGACTGCTTTGTCATACTCTCTTGCTTTTGCAATCATACGCAAACATTTATTGTTATGTTTTCTTAGATAATCTTTTGGTAGTTGTGGCATCTTAGATTTTGGTGTGACCTTGTAATCTTTTATGCAAAGGTGATCTAATAATTTTTTGATTGATGCTGCAGCCCAGATGTCAACCTTGATTGTTGTAATACTTTCTATTGCTTTTATTATCTGGTCTCTACGTTTCTTGAGATGTCTGCCAAACAGGATAGCTTTTGCGACATCTATTCTAACGCCTTTAAATTTCATGTCAACCAAACATAAAAATAATTTTGTTTCTAATTCAAATATTTGTCTACAAGTTTTTTGTTCTCCGTCATCTTTAGTGTATAATACTTCGTCAATTTTTTTATCAAATAATTTCCATAACTTGTAGGTTAAATTCACATCCTGTTTTGCATACTCTTTTACAATAGATGCAGGAAGTTTATGCATGTTAGTCATCGGGTCCTTAACTGTGCCACCAGACCATTCCAATGTTTTTTGTTGTAAATCGTATTTGTATTTCTCTTCGTTAAGATAATCTTTTGACAATGCATCTAGTGAATATTTAAATCTGTTCTCGTTAATAACAGATGCAGCTATCATAGTGTCAACAATTCTACCTTTGATCATCATGCCTGTGACTGCTCTTATCCAACATACATCATACATCGCATTGTGAAATACTTTTGTAATGTTTTTGTTTTGAAATATCTTATCGTTTAACACTTGCCATATCTTATCTATTCTATCGAAAGCTATGTCAGTATCAGAGTGACGTAAGGGAAAGTATGCAAGATCATTATCTGTTGCAACAGCAATACCGCATATAAAACCATCATTACGTATGGCACCCAAACCTTTTGTTTTAAGATTAGGATCGTATGTTTCGATATCTATCGCAACTGTATCTATACCATCAAGATTTAAATCTTCTGGTGTGTTACACATTGTAATCCCTCTCTATAATCATCTCTATAAAATGTATCGCTTTCAATAAATCTTCTTTACCGTTCTTGTCCTGATGACGTATGATATATTTTATAGCACAACCCTCAGGATATAACAACTTATTCTCAACTACAAATTTGCTCGGCTGTATGATATACTTTTGATAGTGATTCCCGCCGTGCTGCTTGTCCCAAACATTTTTCTTTTTCATCTTACTCCTAACGTATATTTACCTTGTGATGCCACAGTCCAACAATCAAACTTCCCCCTGCTGTATGCAACATATTTTAATCTAAGTTGTGTAAAATAATCTTCTTGTCTTGTTGCCGTCAGATCCACAACAACATTATCAAACGTCAAACCTTTTACGGTATGTATGTTTGCGTATTTTACTCTTACCTCTCCATCATCGTATCCCTTGTTTAGAATCTTTCTAATGTAGATTAATCTATCAGGGTCTGTCTTCTTTCTTATCAACGCAAAGTCTCTTTCTTTACCTGCACCTTCTTTTAGATACTTATGATATATCATGTAGTCCATAGTATATTCTCTATCAACCCACTCATCAAAACTCTCTTCACCTCTACCATGCATTATCACTTTGCTACCCATGTATTGCCAGAAATCTTTTATCTGTTTCAATGGCATGGGTGTGCCTCTACAAAACTCTGGCCACAGTTTATGACATCGTAATTCTTTCTTTGGTACGTGGGCCGTGTTCCCTACATGTGCAAACTCTATACCCTGTTGCTTAAAAAATTTTTTGACCCATGAATCTGACGGCGTGCCGCGATAGGTAAATAAAAAAGTC